GCGCCTGTTGGTAACACTGTCATAACAACTTTGTTACCTTCATTAAACAAACGGTCAGTGTCGTTCACTGCATCAATCTGGTATTGACGCAAACTAATCTTAGCTGGTGGTAAAATCATACTTTAACCGCCGCTACAGGTTTGCCGAGTTTCCAGTCGTATCGGTATAGGGGTTTGAAGATACAGTTTTGGGTATCGGACCTGAGACAATGTGAGCATGGTTTAGGTTTTACCTTACACTTAGGGTGTTTATCGTCATTATACACACAGTTTTTACAAAGATTTTCATCCTCAGGTACTGCCATAACCATTACGCCATTTTTATCGTATTCACGTTCGTACATAATCTGGTTCCTCACTATTAACCTTTCACCAATAATACACTTTGTAAAAATATTTTCAAATAATTCTTTACAACAGTTTTTACCTTGTTTATAGTCAGTATCACTCGATGACGAGCAACCCAACAAAGGAGACATTAAATGTCACTAGGTATTTTAGAATCACTCGAAGCGCGTGTTAAAGCTTTGGAAGAAAAGGTGTTTATTCAGACGGATAGTGCAGCACCCGTGTTAACGTTAATGGATAATCTCGACCCTGTTGAAACCGCCAGCGACGACGTTGAACTGGATGCCGACGGCTTACCGTGGAATGAAGAATTCCATGCTGCTACTAAGTCACAAAACAACGATGGTACTTGGAAGCGTATTCGTATTTCCGGTGAAAACAAAGAGCAGCGTAAAGCCGAAAACGACGCAGCATTCGAAGCATGGAAAAATGAATATCTGGGTGGTGCTGGTGATACCATTGATGAACCAGCACCGTTTAAACCAACACCACTTAGTGCTGCTGTGGAGTCAATGGCTGTACCATCCACCCCTAAACCTCCAGCAACACCTGCTGCACCGTCTACTCCTAAGCCTCCGGCAACACCTGCTGCACCGTCTAAGCCAGTGGAACCGACTGAGCAGCGTAAAGCACTGGAAGCAATCAACGTACTGACCAATGAGTACAAAACTGATTTTGACCTCATTATCGATGGTGTGTTGAAGCCACTCGGTGCGGATACCTTCGAAGCATTATCTGCTGAAAACTATGCCAAGGTTACTACTGAATGTACCGCATGGGCTGGTATGTTGTCACAAGTGCAAGACCAGATTGACCGCCTTGACCTCGTAGATACTGCAACCAATGGTGATAACAATCTGATGGAAACTGTTGTTGGTTACCACCTGAATGCCCACACCAAAGGTGCTGTTATTCTAGGTCAAATCGGTCGTGCCAATATTGGCACATTGATTGACAACTTGAAAGAAAGTGCTGACCAGTGGGTTAAATGGTATGCGTCTATTCCTGGTGGTCGTGACATCGACGCCGAGCTGGCTAAGGGGTAATTATTATGACGGCACACAGCGTATTCAGCTTTAGCAGTAGTTACCGGTGGATGGAAGACGCTTGCCCTGCATCAATTCGCATGAGCAAGGGTTATCCTAACCCCACTAACCCTGCTGCTGAACTCGGTACTGCTGTCCATGCCCTTGGTGAAATGTGTATTGTCATTGGTATTAATCCTCACGACATGATTGGTTTAACCATTAGTAATCATGTCGTGAACGATAAAATGGCTGATGACGCCAGCTTGTATATCAACGTCGTCAATGACTTATCTCATCGATACGGTGTTAAACCGCTGGTTGAGTGTCGTGTGGTGATGAGCAGCCTCGGTCGTACCGATGTTTACGGTACTTCCGATATTGTGTTCATCGTCGTGATAAATCGTATTTGCCATATTCTCGATTACAAGAACGGTTATAACCGTGTTGAAGTCGAGAATAACTCACAGACTGCCGGGTATTCAGTGGCAACGCTCGACACCTACGACTTGTGGGATAAAGTTGACAAGGTTTATAACACGATCATTCAACCAAATGGTGACCATATCAGTGGCCCAGTCCGTACCGTTGAATACAGTATTGTCGACTTAATCGGTTGGCGTGAAAAGTATCGTCGGTCGATTGCATTAGCTGAAGACCCAATGACTAAACCGAAAGCAGGTGAATGGTGTGAGTATTGCCCAGCACAAGCAAACTGTCGCGCTAGAATGGAGCGGACATTGCGACTGGCGTATACTGACCATCCCCTTGAAGGAATTAGTCTCGGTGAACTCGAAGTCATTAAGGAAGCAATACCAGACATTAAAAAATGGCTCGATGCTGTTGAGAACCGTTGTCTGGAAGAAGCCCGCAATGGCCACCAGTTCACTAACTTTAAGCTGGTTCAATCAAGACCGTGGCCAGTCGTTGAAGACGTTGAAGGATTTATGAAAGCCGCTGTTGCACATGGCGTGGATAAGTCTGACCTTTACAATAACCCTCGACTCATCGGTAAGTCCAAGGCAGAAAAGCTGTTACCGAAAGAGATCGTGAACCAGTATTACAAAACCCAACCAGCCACAACTAAACTGGCTGAAATGAATGATAACCGCCCTGCTGTCCGTACTGGCAGCGCCGAGGGTGTATTTAGCAACCGCACTGCCGAGAGCAAAAGTGCTGTCGGTGTGTTTAAACAACGAGGTTAATTTTCATGGCTAATCGTACTATCTTTACCGGTTTGTTCCGGTGTTCCTTACCTAACCTGAAAACTCCATATGAGAAATCAGGTAAATACCAGTTGAAAGCGATGTTTCCGCAATCTGGTCAGTTCACCATTCAGAAATCTGGTATCAATGGAGTTTCCAATCCATCAGCGTTGAAACAGGCACTGAAGGAAGTTATTCAGGAAGAATGGGGTGTTGCAGTTCCCGATGTCACCTCTGCAATTGTAAAGCAATACACTGGTGTTCAATATCCGCCTGAGTTTGTGGACGGTAACACTGTGATGCAGACCGACGACCGAGGTAATCCGTTACCTGGTACTGTTGACCCAATTACTGCGGGTTATGAGATTGTATCAATCAAGAACAGCGACCCTGTTGGTTGTGTTGACCCTACCGGAACCAAGGATATTAATCCGGGCACTATCTATGGTGGTTGCTGGTGTGATGCACAGGTCGAAGTATCGGCCTATACCAAGCAAGATGGTTCACGTATTATCGCGCTGACATTGTTGAACGTGCAGATGGTTTACGATGATGAATCATTCGGTCGTGGCCCAGCACAAACAGCAACACAGGCATTTGCTAACCGTGGTCATGCTGACAGTAACATCCCAGCCGGTACAGGTCAGCAATTCGGTAATCACCCGACTGCTCCGACTGCTCCCGCAATGCCAGCGGTTAAGAAGTACGTTCACACCGATACTCAATTCACTCGTGAACAGTATGTGGGTTGGACGGATGACCAATTGGTAGCAAACGGTAAGGGTCGGTGGGAACAGGCACCAGCGGCACCAGCGGCACCAGCGGCACCAGCGGCACCAGCGGCACCAGCGGCACCAGCGGCACCAGCGGCACCAGCGGCACCAGCGGCACCAGCGGCACCAGCGGCACCAGCGGCACCAGCGGCACCAGCCAGCATCCCGACCACAGGTACTGTCATCATGAACCCTGACTCTCCTCATACGTATGAAGCGTTGAAAGGTCAAGGGTGGACTGATGAACAGATCATCACCCAAGGTTGGGCTAAACCAAACTACACTAACCCAGCACAGTAATTAACAATTACCCCGACTACTTCGGTGGTCGGGGATTATGTGGAGTTACATCATGGGTAAACGTGAAAACACCGCTACCGAGAACGTGAAGCTGCGGGCGTCGATGTATGGCGCTAATCTGCTTCGGAACAATACCGGTGTGGCCTACACTAAAGATGGTCGCCCGGTATTCTTCGGTCTCGGTAATGAGGGTAAAAAGGGTGATAGTGATATTCGTACACCTGACCTTGTTGGTTGGACCGAGGTCACTATCACACCTGAAATGGTCGGTAAAAAAGTGGCCGTGTTCACAGCACCTGAAGTAAAACAACTTGGTTTTATAAAGAAACTTTCGTACAATGTGAACACGCGAGAGTATGGGCAGAACATATTTCGTCAACAAGTGATTAATGCTGGTGGTATTGCCGATTTTGTCACCTGTGCCGCCGATGTTGACGCCATGTACCAAGATTTCAACCAGAGGATGATGAGAAGATCATGACTATCGAATTAATTAAAAAGGCCGCGGCTGATTACGATGCCAGTAACGAAACTACTGGTGAACAACGTACCGAACGATTCAAAACCCTGGTTGAGAAATACGGTGTCGATAATGTTTGTGCTGCAACCGGTCTGAAGTGTTCATCTGTGGTTAAGTACACCCAGAAAAATAATTACCCAATTGCCATGCAGACACTGGTGAAAGCCGAAACTATCTTAGGTAAGTACGCCGTCAAATAATAACGGGGTGTTTTATGCACGACCTTAATCAAGCGCAGCAGTATATCTCTGCGTTGACGGGTTCTGACACCTCCGTTGTTACCTTTCAAGCGTTTTATGACCCAAAGGACGGAACTCAGCACCCTGAACTTGCAAAAGTTTGGCACTCGACATTACAGGAATCACTTGAGTACATCGACTGGGCTCAATCCCAACAGTGTGGTATTTACGTCTGTATCAATGGCACCGATTTCAAAGGTCGTGAAATTTACAACATTATTGACTTTCGCGTGTTCTTTGTTGATTTCGATGGGATGCAAGAACCGCAATGGGCTATTGAACCGCACCTGATCACAAAACGTGATGATACCCACGGCCATGCCTATTGGTTGATTGATGCCGGTAATATCGACCATGACGGTTGGACCGTAATTCAGAAACAGTTATCAATGTTTTATGGTTCCGATAGTCAGGTTATCGACCCGTGTCGTGTGGCACGTTTGCCAGGTAGTTTACACCTGAAAGACCCATCATCACCGAAGTCATATGGCGTCGTCAGTGACCTGAGTAAATCCAAACCAAAATACTCGGTCGAGGATATTCGTTTAGCCCACCTGTTACCTGCTGATAAAGACGCTGAACTGCAGCGCTGGGTTGACGCACGTAAAGGTATTGATGAAGGGATTGGTTATGAAGATAACACGTTCGAACGTAATAAGTTTATATCGTTTATTTCCAATGCCGCACACCCGGCTGTTACCGGTAGTGGAACGCATGAGTTATACCGTGTGGCTTGTTATGGTCATGACCATGGTATCCCCCTTAAACTCGCCACTGAACTCTTATGGGAGCACTATAACCCTCGTTGCTTGCCACCATGGACGGAAGACGAGAAAAACCACTTCGAAGGGGTGGTCTATCGTGCATACCATTACCCTAAATCTGCCCCGGGTTGTAAAACAGCGAAAGCGGGATTTCAGGCAATACACCGCCAAGAACCGTCGTGCGGTTGGGAAGGCCAAGCAGAGTTATTCCAGCGCGAAGTAACTATTAGCGCAGACGATGTGGTTGTGACTACACCACGCGCTACCGTTAACACCTCTAACGTTGACCTCGATATATTGCGCGGTGATTACCGTATTTCCCGTGATGACGCCGTTATCCGTGTTGCACAGCTAACACCTAAGTCAAGTCATTACGATTTCGCCGTGGTGTTCGTTGGCGCAAATTACGATGGTGTGAATCTGATCCGTTGTAGTAATCAATTCTACGAGTTCACCGGTAAATCATGGAGTGTTGTCGATGACGCGACCATTAAAGCCCAAATTCAACGGTCATTTGCTGTGTTTAAACCAGCGGACGCATTAACAGCGGGTATTTTCCGTGTTGTATGTGACCACGTAAACATTGATAAGGTCGAGAACGGGACCTGGCTCACCGGCAATAATAGTGACACCAGTAATCTGGCAATTTTCCAGAATGGTATCGTTGACCTCAACGCTGATAGACCGACATTGTTACCGCACACCCCGGCATTCTTCTCATTGAATGAACTCGGATATGATTTCGATGTGGCAGCACAATGTCCGAAATGGCATTGGTTCCTGAACTCCATATGGGGTAACGACACCGAACTAAAAAACCAGCTTCAGGAATGGATGGGTTACTGTCTCACTACCGACGTATCGTTACAGCGCTTCGCCGTGTTCACTGGTAAAACAGGTGGTGGTAAAGGTACATTAACCACTGTCCTCAGTAACATGATTGGTGCCGGTAATGTGGCTGCTCCATCGTTGCCGAAAATTCACAAAGATACCAGTCTGAAAGAAATGTCCGAGAATGCGCTGACATTAATCCCCGATGCCCGTGACGTGCACCCTTCATCACGTGATGATGTGCTCAGTACAATGCTGGCCATTACCGGTGGTGACCCTGTATCGTTCGATGTTAAATTTAAAGATCAGCGCAACGAGGTGATTAAAAGCAAACTCAATCTCAGTGCCAACGGTGTTCCAGCGTTTCACGATGCGTCGGGCGCACTGGTTCGACGGATGTTAGTGTTCCCATTCTTCAAGTCGTTTTATGCCAACGGGGTTACACCTGATCTGAAACTCGGTGAAAAACTACTCGCTGAAACCGCTGGTATCTGCCAATGGGCCATTGAAGGGTTACGTCGGTTACGTGCTAATGGTGGGGTGTTTACTGAGGCTAAAGCCAGCTTGGTTGAGAAACACGAGATTAAACGGGAGATGTTCCCACTATCCCAGTTCGTCGAGGCTTCCTGTGTGCTTGCTGACGGTGAGTTCACCATGTTGGAAGACCTTTATAGTGCTTATCGCCTGTGGAGTAGTACAGAAGGGATTAAGACGCCGATGATGAAAGGTAACTTTAATCGTTGCCTACGTAACTCGTCGCTACCGATAGTGTACCAACCAGGCGATACCCAAGGATTCACTGGTATCACCGTTAAACCGAATTACGTGGCTAACAATGTGGTCGGGTTTAGACCAAGGGGGATAAAATAAACATGTTATATAATACAATAGTAGCTGACCCACCATGGGAACAGAAAGCAGGCAGACCTTTAAGTGGAGGTTACAAGTTAGTCGATGGAAAGCAGGTGTTCAACCCTGTTTCAAACAGTTCTGAAAACTTACCTTATCAAACGATGACGGTGCCTGAAATTTGCAAGTTGAAGGTTCCGTCTGCTGAAAATTCACATCTTTATTTATGGGTCACTAACAAATATTTAAAAGATGCGTTTGACGTAATGAAGGCGTGGGGTTTTGAGTATTCAACAACGATCGTGTGGTGTAAAAACAGGATGGGTGGTGGTTTAGGTGGTGCACATAGGGTATCAACTGAGTTTTGTCTATTCGGAAGGAAAGGAAAGCTATCAGCAATAGGAGTAGGTGAATCAACATGGTACAACTGGAAAAGACCTTACTTTAACGGAAAACCTCGTCATTCAGCCAAACCACCTGAATTTTATGAGTTAGTGGAAACTGTATCACCGGGTAATTATCTTGAAATGTTCTGTCGGAAACCTCGAACTGGTTGGTCTTCATGGGGTAATGAGATACAAAGTGATGTTGAGATAAAATAATTTTCGAAAGACTCTTTACAAATGATAGAGTCGGTATTATTCTGAGTGTGTAAGTTAATTTTAGTGAGAGGGTTTGATTATGGATATTTATGACGTAGATATTGATGGCGTGCATTACCGAATTACCGGTGTAATGCTTGACGAGTTGAAAACCAGTCCTAATTTTATAGATGTGACAAAACTAGGTGACAAATTCCCATCGTTTACAAAGATGAAATTCGAAGGTGTTGAAATACCAAGACCACCCGTACCGCAGGCAACAAATATCCTATTAATGGCATCAGAATATATCAGCAACCGTGCATCAGAGCGTGATGCCGAAGCTGAGCGGTCAATGCTGTCCACGGTCAATGCATTCAATGCCATGTTTGGAACCAACATCACCGAGGTGCAAGGCTGGCAATTCATGGAACTGCTGGAAATGTCACGATCTCGTGGTGGTAAATTCCGTCTTAATGATTTCGTCGATGGTGCAGCATATGCGGCATTGGCCGGTGAAGCGGCTGCTAAGGATGATGAGTGATGATAGTTTTTGATTTAGATGGGTGTTTACGCAATAACGATGGTTGCGAGCATACCGTACCAGATGACATGTCACGCGCCGAACACTGGCTTGAATGGCAACGATGGGTTAATGAGAACGGCAAGCCGATTAAGCCGATAGTAGGGTTGTTTGAGTCATTTTCACTTGCGTGCAACGACTATGATGAAAACTGGCATGACTTGGTGATTTTAACCAATAGTCAATTCGGCACACGCCGTTGGTTGAATAGTGTAGAGGTCAGTGTCAGTAGTGATTTAACCATCATCGAACGCGAACATGATGACCATCGTCACCCACACGACTTTAAGCGTGACTTCATTGACTCCAATCGTGACGACATTGAACTGTGGGTTGACGATGACCCCGTTATCCTCGATTACGTTGAGAAGTTAGGTATTCCAGTTATTCGGGTTGGTCCGAGAATCCGAGGGAGAAAGAAACCAATGATCAAACCAAAACCAATCAAAGTGCCAACGGTTCAGATTGAAGTGTGTACGTTACGCGACGCATTAATCTGGTTCCGCGGTAATCAGACAAAGGCGGCGGAGTATTTCGGTATCAACCGTGGGACTCTGCGCCAACGTACTGTTCGTGATTACGTCGGAACGGGAGATACCGTTAAGGTTATCCGTGATGAACACGGTATTATCAGCAGCATGGAGTTACTGTGATGAATATTGATTTTGAGGATGTGACCGAAGACCAATTACTCAACGAACTATTCACGGCTATTCGTATACGAAAGCAACAGATTGCTTGCGACCATGACAAGTGTTATGAATGGTATGTTGATTCTGTCTCGTTTAGATACATTCGCAACAAGTTAGCGTGTAATTTACATGAACTACGATACCAAGGTATCGGTGATACCCTCATGTTACTGGGCTATAAAATAAACCTAGTTGACAGTGTTAAACAACATATCCGATTCGTATACGTAGGGTTATAACCAATGACATGGACAGAGTTTTTACCGGGGTGGAATGGTCACTATACCTATGACGAGGAATGTCTACCTAACTTCTTCTCATGCCGTATTACCCGCGTTGAGGATAATGCTAAGTGGACGTTTGAGATTTCAGACTGGGCACATCAAGGTAAAGACCTTTGTCTGTTCGTGCATCAGATTGCCGCCAGTGGTGGCCGTATGGTTGGGTTTAACAACGAGTGGTACGACTACCCAATATTGCACCTGATCATGACCTACAACGGCAACATCAATAATGCCATTCTTTACAATAAATCACAGGCCATACTCGCCGCAGGTAATGGTCCACAGAAAGACTTCAGTCACTTCATCTGGGGCGACCAACGTTATGTGCCGCAAGTTGATCTGTTCAAAATTCACCACTTCGACAACAAGGCTAAATCGACCAGCCTGAAATTGCTGGAATTCAACATGCGCCTCAGTGTTATTGATGAACTCGAACTCGACTGGAATAAACCTGTTACCTACGAGGAATCACGCCGCATTCTCGAATATAACGGCAATGACGTTGATGCCACCGTTCAGTTCCTGCACTATTCGAAGAAGATGATTTCCTTTCGTGACGAACTGTCGGCAAAGTATGGCAAGGACTTCACCAACTTCAACGACACCAAGATTGGCGAGGAAATCGTTAAAATCGAATTGCAGAAACGTGGTGTCACCGTCAATAAGTGGACGCAGACTATCCGCGACCGTATCGTTGTCAACGACATTATTTTCCCGTTCATCCGATTCGAAACCAAGGAATTTAATCAGGTACTCGACTACTTCCGTCGCAGCGTCATTGACCCTGAAAAGATTAAAGGGTTCTTCAAGGAATCGGATGACGATGAGGAAACTAAGTTCACCTCAACCACGTTAAACGGCTTCACATTCGACTTTGGTGCTGGTGGTATACATGGGTCAGTTAAGAATAGGATCGTGGTTCCTCATTCTGGAAAGAAGCTGAAGGATATCGATGCTGCCAGTTATTACCCGAATATATCTGTTAAACACCGTATTTACCCTGCTCACTTAGGTGAGACGTGGTGTGATGTTGGCGACTTCATGTTCCATGAGCGTATTCGTGTTGGTAAGAAAACAGCAATGGGTAATGCCTACAAGCTCGGCCTCAACGGTGGTATGTACGGTAAGACCAATGATAAACATAGTGCCTTTCTCGACTCGCAATACACTATGACGATCACCATCAACGGCCAGTTAATGCTGTGTATGTTAGTCGAGCAGTTGATGAAGATACCTGGTTTCGAGATGATTCAAATTAATACGGACGGCTTGACATATGTTTGTCCTGAAGAATACCTCGGTCATGCCAATGATGTTGCTAAGTGGTGGGAAGAATTGACTAAACTCAAACTCGAAGATGTTGAGTATTCTAAGATGTGCATCCGTGATGTCAATTCATATCTGGCGGTTAAGCCAGCATACTTCGACGACAAGAAACAGAAACTCATACCACCGTCGGTTAAGCGTATTGGAGCCTATGCTTACGAGCTTGCCAGTGAAAACGATGCTACCCGTGAATTACCATGGCATAAGAATCACAGCGCCGTGGTTGTGGCCAAGGCCGCTGAAGCTGCGTTAATTCGGGGTGAGAATATTGAACGGTTTATCAGGAACCATATTAAAACCAATCCGCTCGACTTTATGCTGAGGACTAAGGCTAATCGGAGCACAACGCTACTGTACGGTGATCGGGTTATCCAACGCATTTCCCGTTACTACGCAAGTACCGATGGTGACTACATTTTTAAATTAATGGAACCAACACAATTACAGATTAATAACTGGAATACTAAACCCCACTGGAAACATGTCACTACCGGTAAAACCGTCAATAGCGATAAAGCACCGTCAGGTAAGTATATCCGTATTCCACCACCATCGGTTGAACCGCCTATGCGTCGTATTGGCGTGGATGCTGGGCAAAAAATAACCCTCGCAAACTCGCTGCAAGGGTTAAATCTGGACAACATCGATATCAGTTATTACGTCAAGAAAGCACGTAAGTTGGTTGATGGGTTGGTATGATGAGTATCGTCTTTGTGTTGGTTAAGATTTTATAACGCCATGCGCCTTGTCGATTAATCTCGGCAATAATCGCATAAACAGCTCTTGTTTTTCGCCTAGTTTCATTGATTTTCCTTAGCCTAGCCTGTGTTTACATGCAACCTATCGCGCGCTGTCAAAAATACTGTTCAATCTGGCCTTGTTGCTAGGAAGCACTGTGTTAGATTATATACCACAATGAATACCATCGTATAGGTTATCCCACAAAAAGCACAGAAAGGCTCTGAGACTCAATATGGGATGTCCATATTATGGTTATCAGATATGCAAATAATAAATATCTAGCAGATAAGGAAACCAACTTCTGCTGGCTTCCCTCTGACAGTAGTATTAATGATATTAGTAGAAGAAGTGGTGACATTTATTACAAGTTTTATCCTAAGTATGAACTATTAAGTAATTTTGAATTAGAATATTTATCCGAGAGTCTCATTACTTGTATTTTTACTAAAACCATTTAAATTAGTAATATGGCATTGATACTAAAAAGCTACCATTGTTGCTAATAGATCCATTGTATAAAGTTGTGAGCCTATCTTGTGATGGAAGTATGCTGGCGAAATGATTTGATTCAGAAGGATATCCTGAAGTTCATTGAGTTCACGACTTTGAACTATCTGACCAGCCTTGAAAAGTACCTGATAGAACCGTTTCGCCGGATCATTGTCATCAAAATATGGGCTGATGTTGAGGTCTGTCTGACGCATAATTAAATACCATCGCAGATAAATTTGTTATCTTTGATGGTATTTAATGAAAGATAATATCAGACGATGTATGATTGAAGCCTAGATCTAGTCTTTTAATCGACTCTACAATATAATAAATCTTTTAAGACATAGCCCAGAGGGTTTATCTTATAGATATGTTGTAAATTGTGAATTTACTGTAAATGTTATTGTTCCGATTAATACAACACTTGCTGTTAAGTCTGTATCTAGCAACGCTGTAGATCCTGTAGTTCCATTATCCTTTTGAACAGAAATTAATTTTGTTGAAGTTGATATATTTCCATGCAAATTATTTGCAGCAACACCATCAACATATCCCATGTTGATTGCATTAGTGGAAATTGGAACTAAAGTATCTGTTAAAGTTCCAAGCCCTATAGTTACACCACCAACACCACCACCTAAATCTGAAACGTTTAATGTAAACTGCGCTGTTACTGTGTCACCATTCTTTTTATATGAACCTGATGCGACAGCATACGTTGTTACTTCAGTTCCTCCGATGTACATATTTGGAGTGAATGAACCAGATTCATTTTCATACTCGAAGTTTGGTGCACTTTCTGTAGAAGAAGGATAATATTTTTTTCGATTGCCGTTTGTAAGCTCTACAGTTACGCGAGAACCGCTGGCACCACTTGTTGCCATATGAACCACAGGCTCTTGCTTGCGAACTCCATTCTGATAAGAACGATAACCTTTAACTTTAACGTGATTATTGTTTCCAGCTATAAAAATATCTGCACCAGTGTAAATTTTTGAAGCACCATCAGCTATGAAATTATCTATCTGTAAATCACAATTATTACCTACGTATATTAGATGATCTGATGTTTCAGAAGGAACACAAAAATAACCATCTACATGTGCGTAACAATACTGGTCAAATGTCAGTGCTTGACCTACGTCAGAATCAACAACTGATGCTGATTCATTGCCGCAGCTAGTAATAGTGATTCCTGAAACATCGCTAAAGACAAATGCGCCGTTTTCAGATGAGTCAGAAGTACAGCATCGTAAATTAGAGTATGTCACTGTATCAAAATTAAAAGCTCCACGAATAGAAGCGTGACCTTTTGCAGCGCATTGATTAAGCGATTGGCTTGTACCCTCACCAAATGATATCGCTCCATTATATACCCTCATACCATTATGACGACTTGACCATGAATTTTGTGACTTAAATCCTTCAATACAGCCGTCAACCTGAAGATTTTCAGTATTAATAGACCCTTGAAAAACAGCTAAACCAACCTCAGTTGTACCAGTCCCTTTTAATGCAACATTCGTTAACTTAGAACCTTGAGGGTATGCGTTATTCTTGAATTCAGGATCTAAATACACAATACAATCTACAGTCCAAGGAGCAGGAGTATTAGGGTCTGTATTGTCAAGTAATACCGTTTCTGTTCCAGTTTTTGAAATTGTGTTGTATCCATCTACTGTGCCACCGCTTGTTCCTAGTGCTGAATTTGTTCCCTCAATTTCTGCAAGACTTGGTATTAAAACTGGAGTTATTATTGCATCACCAGAGCCTAACAATATTGATAACTTATCATTGTCTTTTGCGTATAACATTACAGAATTTGTAGAGCCAACGGCATCTTTTGATACTTTATCTGATGGAGTGTAAACAGCAGTATTACCATTCCCAGCATCAAGAATATTAAACCCGTTTGGCGTGCCGCCTGCGACAACATTAAATGGAGCATTTGCTCTATCAGATACTTCTAATATATCACCAACTGAAAAAACACCACTTTCGATTTCTGCAACGGTGGTTTTTCTACGATAAATCTGGTCATGCGCACCAACTGCGTTTCTGTTAGTCGTCTGATTGTGATCACTAACATGCACCACCTGATAAGTCGGCTCGTTCGGAACAGTGCCAGCAGTAGCAGAAAACGGAAGTGACCCAGTATAAATCCACTGCGTCCCATCAGCATCGATTGCAAAATCTGTTTTTTTAGTGAATGTAACACCATCAGCAAACTTGCCAACATACGACCAGTCAATGCTATCAATAACGTATTTCACCGATTTATCGTATTTTCCCGTTCTCGGGTTCAGTACCGTGTCACTGGTTCCTTCAACTACGTCGGCGACAAACTGAAAGTCTTTCTCAGCAGCCTCTATAATCTCTTTAGTTAATGTCATGCTGGGTACTCCGTATCACCGTCATAGTAACGGTCAGAATAGTTAATAGAGTTAATTGTGTTGGTTTCAACACCATCAGTGTCTATGTTAGACTCAATTGTCTGTGGTATCAATGCCACCGAATCTCTAAGTTGTTCTGAAGCAAACACATAGGTGGTTTTATCACGACTATACCCGTCGTAAATCGCTTCCGATGGTAGTGATGATAACTGAACCACGTTGTCACTCACCCGGGTACATAGAATCGCACTACTGATATCACCGGTTTCAGTGGTAAACGTGATGTAATGGCCTTCACCTGGTGTGAACTCAACAGGGTCGGACAATTCTACATTCAAACCATTAACCTCAACTACGTGGCCATCGTACACACGGTAACCATCGGCAACACCTGGGCGCTTAGTGAAACGGGTGCTATCCGGGCTATCAATACGTTTACCGGGTATCACGTTACGACCGAAATCATCGACGTCAAATGTCACAGCGACGCGACGGTGAACCTGTTTGTTGTACTTACGCAGTGCATATCGGTAAGCCTGTAACTCGGTGGTGATGCCTTTGACGTCCTCGGTTTCAGGGTTAATACTTGAACCATCTGTGGGGTACTCAATGACATTACTAACACCGCCATTGTTATCACGGTAGGTAATTTGTACACCGTCGTTATTACGTTCATACGTGGTGTTACGGGTTTCAGAGTCAGGTAACTTGTTACGAACGGTTATTTGCATCGATGACGTCGGCTGCAACTTCTCGAAGAACGCATCATACACGCCCTGTTGAACATACGGTAAGCACATCACAGCCTTACATATAGCAATGAACGTGTCCTGGAAGGTCAATCCCGCATCATCGAAGTCATAACCGAACTTAATCATCTCGGGGTCACCGAAGTAATCAAGAATCTCCTGTTTAAGTAGTAAGAAACCGTCGGCATTAATATGCTTTAACTGTAACCGGCCAATACGTGGGTCAAGTGCAGTATGAATGAGGATCTGACTAAAGTCGTCGGTCGCATAACTCTCAGTGGTTCCGAAAATACCGTTTCCGAGGTATTGGGTGATCTTACGGGTTAAATCAACATTCTGTTTACGCTCTTTAACAAGTCGAGATTGCGAGTTACTCGGTATGACCACATGAGCGGTAGTCACGTCACCAAAGCTTGACACCGACACAGGTTCATAGCTGTAGAAATCACGCCATTCGATTTTATCGACATTACTGACATTACTGGACTTATCACGGTCTGTGGTACGTTCAACAAACACTTTACTATACGTGTAAGGCAGTGCTATTCGTGCGGTCTGGAACACCGAGAAACGCAACTTAGTCTCATTACTTGAATAAGGGAAATTAGTGACGGTAAAGTTACCCGTCTCGACTCCGTTACTATCGAGTTCGATGTTAGTGATCCTAATATTGGCATCGACGGCAACCTCTGAACTGCCATTGAGTTTATAGAAACCACTGGTGCTGACGAAGTTCAATATTATCTCTGTGGCACCGTTTGGTACAAATAATGGACCAATACCATTGGAGAAAGGCACTGATATTAAAGGTGCGTATTCTTGATCGCTGACAGTGACAGGGTGATAATTGAAACCACCCGCACCGTCGTCAACCTTGTCGAACAGCGGTGTGTATAGAACATACCTGTCATCAGAGTACACATTTAAACCGCTACTGGATGTGAGTAGATACGCACTTTCAACAGGAACGTAGTTAGTCATAGCGGCCAAGGCGTCTTTCACCTCGGTACTTGCATCCGTTGGAATGTCAACGGTGATAGAGTCTGACGTAACCGCAGTCACCTCGTATTGGATTGTTCCTCCTTCACCGAGATCAACAGGATTGGTTAATTTTGAGTACACCTTTGAGTTATAGTAACTATTGTCACCGCCATATTCATAAAGGGTAACCGTACCGTCATCCGCTGCGTAAATCACACCTGATAAAGTGAGCAGTTGGCCGACAGTGTAGTATTCGGAAAACTTAAAACCATCAGGGATACTGGTTGCGGTTAATGTTGCACTGGTTGCAGTCCCTGTGATCTGCCACTTGATACCTGCATTTTCCAGTTCATTAGGTGGTAATAATTCTGCAGGGTTAAGGTCATTCGACTGGCGATAAATACCGATAGGTTCTGTAACCAGGTCACCAATCTGTTGAGCAGGTGACCCGTTACCCGGGTGTGTGCCAGGCTCATAGATACTCACCGCAGCATTGGGGATGTTGACGACAGGGGTGTCACCATCATACCAGTTATTGGTGTTAATGTCGTATTTACCACGACCTACACAGAGAAACAGTACCTCAGTTTCCTCGTTATTAACCCCAATACGGTACGGCACCTGCCACAGTGAAGGCATGTGTTTGCTGACTGTCCCGAAAATGTCGTCAATACGCTTATTCAGTCTCACACTGTTATTGGTATCACCGAGACGGTTAGTCGAACTCTGTTGGTCAGTAGACACATCAGGGATACTCGGTGCCAACAGTATTGCAGCAGCAGCGAAAATGACCGCGACAATAATGTAACCCCACGTAGCTGGGTCACGTGGTAGCATTGAGTCGTGAGTGACAGCTATGACACCTTCATTGACGTCGATAAACGCACTGTGTTCGGTTTTAGTGTCTATCTGGTGGCCAAGGACTTCACCGTCGAAGAACAACAGGTCTAATAGTGTCTCACGGCTTGCAGCAGGAAACTCAGCAAGGATAAAATGACCGACAGTCTCATACTCACGGTCAATCGTCACGTCCTTGGTTGGGTCTTCGTAGTATCTAATTCTGACCATTTAAAATATTCCACCTTGTCGTAATTTCTGGTCACAACACCTAATGGCCAGTGTACTACGGAACCAAGTCCGTAAAAAGGTTTGAAGTTGTGTAGGACACCATATTCAGTATAGATTCCTACATGAGTTCGCCCATCTTTACGCATCCTGACTATGCAATCGTTAACTGGTAACGCTATCGGTTCACAGTGCTTTCGCATCCATCTTGTGAACGACACGTTAAACGCTTCATTAACGGGTAACTCGACGTTAAATTTATCCCGGTAATAATCTGCTACCAGGTTAGCACAGTGATAATTGTCAATATTATAATGACGACCAATATACTCACGCATAAGGCTTTAGCATCGGCACCCGGGCGATTGTCGCTATCTCACCTGTGGCGGACTCATTGCTTGGTTTCGAGGCAACACGAATCTTCGACCCTATAGTGTTATTAGTGATATCACGTATCGGCATTTCAACCGGTGTAGACTGCAGTGAACTCACAGTACCGTCACGATAGTAAATGTAACTTCGAACAGTGATTGTCTGGTCTAACCAACTGTAAAGGCTAGGGTCGAACCTGTCCATCTCAGCGGCAATCAGGTCATTGAGCATCTGGATAACAATTTCACGTTCATAATTGAGGTCGGCATTACTGTTGGCCTGTGCCAGTGACATTGGTGCGTACTCGGCAGTCACTGTTTCAGCAGTTTCAAGGGTGACCTCAAGATCACCAGTGTAAACATTCTGCAAATGATACGTCCGTGAGTACCATGGCGCACTAAGTGTGACCACTTCGAAAGCAGTGGAGTTGACAGGTGCACTGGCGTAGATCGCCTTTAATTCATCTGAGGTCATAACGGATAAGTCTCAACCAAGTGTTCCAGTGATAGCAGCGAGCCCTCGACGTTCTCAACACCTGTGTAGAGAACATATAAAGAGTCGTCTAAGTCAGGGTCACGCACAGATATAATTTCCATTGTCACGGTGACAGTAGAATCCACAGCGTTGATATCGGACTCGTCCCAGTCTCCTAATACCTGAACCACGTAAGGTTCCACTATTTTACGGTCGGCCTCGGTGTGACATACAAAGTATTTACCAGTGTTACGCTCGATAAATACACGGATAAAATCCTGCATCTCAGGTGTTTCGAGGAAAAACGTGGCCGACGCGACAATTGGTGTACCGTGGAACCGACGTCGCTGACGTGTTGCACCACCGGCAACGTCATTCTGAGTGACACCGGTGCGCTTATACATGCTGTAGCCGCCGATAGCCACTTGTGGAACGATTGGCTTACCACCGAAGATAAGTTCGTCTAAATCGGAAATATCACCTTTAGTTGCCACCGAGGTTCCTCCTTACTTGATAATTCGACCGTAACGATTTAGCTGACTTACTATTACTACTATTTAATACGTTAGCAACCCCACCATCAATATTTTGGTTAAATACTTGTTCAGCAATAATTTTCATAGAGTTATCACCATCTTTAACCACGCTATAGTTTCCACTCGGAATACGATTCTCGATGGTGAGGTTATACCCTCCACCACCTGAACCAGCCAGCAATGCGGCAGTATCTTCCCTGCTAGTGATTTGTGCAGGGCCTTGCACTAACGCACCGTTGGCAATCTCAGTACCGTATTCAGACATGATACCGGTAGCGCCAGCAGGGATATAACCACCATTATCGAATGTACCGGCAAACGTTGTTCCCATAATAACACCGGCTTGAGCTGCACCAAGTCCGGTTCCCAGTGCGATCATTTCAGGCGCTGCTAGTGGGAATGCCGCAGCTAGCTTCATGCCAATATCAATACCATTTATTATAGCCTGTGCGGCAGCAATGGTTTGTGTGACCAGGAACATAGTCTTCTGAAACGCATTCATCTCAGCAGTCTGGTTTTTAATTTGCTCAACACCATTAGTCATCATGTCAACAATACTGGTGGCCATAGTTGCAGCGCCACTGATAGCTGTCAGCCCGGCCTGTAATTGCTGCAGTCTGAGTTGTTTCACAGCTTCCGTATGACGTGCTTCTTCATCTTCCATCACTTTATTGATACGAGCTATTTCATCGGCTTCAGTGGCTTTAGCTAACTGTTCAGTTAACAGTCCCTTGTTCTGTTTATATGTGTCATTTTCTAATGTTAGTGGGGTTTCATTACCTAACGTCTTAGCTGCTGCCTTCTGAATACGTAAGCGAACAGCTTCACGTTTATTATATTCTTTAGTTAACTCATCAGTTTTCCACTTTTCTAGGTCAGAATAAGCTTTAGCAACCTTAGCCTGGTCAGCGCCGACGTTTTCAGAGTAAGCCTTAATGATATTATAACGACGGGTATATTCAGACTCAGTGTCATTTGTTCCCTTATTAAGTAACCTCTCAAAGTCATTATTCTCTTTATCCTGTAGTGCCGCATATTCCTTTTCTTTTTCTATTTGTTTACGTTTAGCGTCCACTTGTTCAAGGATGGCTAACGCCCTCGCTTTATCGAAGTCAGAAGCTTTTGAGTTGATGATGTTATATTCGGTCAACTGAGTTTCATTTAAACCAAGGGTGGCTGCTTGCTTCGTCAATGAGTCAGTTAACTTTTGAATGTCTGAGTTCGCCTTAGCTGCTGCCCCGGCTGTTTCATCCAGTTTTTCAGGGTCTTTGGTTAATTGTTCATACAGTAAAATAGCATCCCGGCTATTCTTTAGGTTTTTCAGGTTTTCTGTAATACCTTTAAGAAAGGCACTAAACTTACTACCACTGGCGCCCGCATCAACTAGTGTTTGAGTACCTTGTTCAAGCGTATTGATGACACTGGTGATATCGTCTGCACTACCTTTCCAGGTTGAACTCGATAATGCATTTAGTGAGTCCATAAAACCGCTAATTTTATTTCGGCTAGTAGACCCGATCTTGTCAGCTTTAATACCGATATTATCCAGGAAGTCATTTAATGTCGATTTACTAGTATCACCAAATGGGTTAGCCATGTTAATGGCGACCTTGGTTAACCCCACTGAAATATTACCATAGGCGTTCTCGATCTCAGCACCTGATGTACGAATGATATTACGCGCATTAATCAGACCTTCAGCCAGCTTTAGCTTAGCAAGGGCTTGATCTCGGATATACAGCTTATTAAATGAATCAGCGAGTTCGGTAACCCCTTTGTCACTAACTGATACCACTTCATTTTGTATTTTCAGTGCTTCGGTGAGTTGTTGGGTGGCACTCTTAGTATTCACAATACTCTTGAACAACGTACCGCCGATAACGCCAGCAACTGCAATGAGAGCGCCAATCAAAGCCCCTCCTGGCCCGAATGCAGCCGCCATCTGAGAACCCTGCTGCGATAATACAGTAAACGCACTCGTACCCATCTGAAGCTGTACGATGGTGTCCTGCATCTGCCAGCCGAAGTTCTGCATTACACCACGGAAATTACGCATTGAACCTTGCGCGTTACCGGTCGCATTCCTCATGTTCTGGTATTCAATTACAGACTGGCGAACAGCATTGCGTTGGGCTTCTGTTGCATTGGAACCAAGCGCCATTACAGCACGATACTGTTCGGCTTCGTTAGCAGTCATACCGAGCATGGCTGTTTGCTGACGGTATGACTCAGTTAATCGGTCAACATTACGCTCGGTACGTTGTATTTCAGTGAGTAACTTACGAGCCTCGTTAGCTAGTTCTCGCTTGGTTTTAGTGTTGGTTACCGTGACCTGAGTATCTTCGCCGAGTTGCTGTTTTAATGCTTCAGTGGCAGCATCGACGTCCTTTACTGCGGCAGTCAACTGGCGAAGCTGGGTTAGACCGGATTTACCTTCAACATGTGCCTGAATGTTAAACGTGCGTAATTCTGTCATTTGTACTTATCCGCCAGTTCGTTGAACTTATTAATGAATGCCTTATCTTGAGCATCACGGGTTTGGTAGGCTGCATTACTTACGAACGGAACAGGGTTTACCCGTATCAGGTCTTCCTCGTTGTACTCCATGCCTTTAACTTTTCGACCACCATAACGTAATCTTGATGTGCCAAACTCTACCCAGTACGCGATTTGCGCTGCATTAAGGTCTTTGCTCGTTTTACCGTGTTTTGCAGTTACAGCATCAATGTTGTATACACCCATAGTACCGACAACCGTATGTTCCATCTGCTGACTATATGCACTTGATTGGCCAATACTGTCATACACATAATCACCTACTTTACCACCAGTCATAGTTGACCAGTTTTTTCGAATACCGTCCTCAACTATATTCTGCATTGACTTCAGTGATTCAAGTAATATCTCGTCATAGTGGTCACCGAGAGCCTCAATCTCTTTCACTATATCGGATAAACCCGAACTGGTAACAGTGATTAAACCTCTGGCCATGATTACCTCGCAAACAATCGTTTAAATGCAGCTTTAGAAGCGTCAACACTGGTGTTTTTCTTATTGTACTCAGAAAAGTTAGGTTTGTCTTTCTTAGGATTAATAGACAAAAAAACCGCCCATCTATCGAGTTCGCTGGCTGGCCAGTTTTCAATCTCAAAGATAGGGCGGTGTGTGAGAAACCAGATGTTATAAATCAGATACTGGTAAGGGTCCGTCAGGACTTGCTTTTTTTTTCCCGCATTTTAGTGGTTTTGGTTTCGTCGATGACTTCTTCCACAACCTTTGGATTCACTTTAGCATAAGCCTCCAGCAACGAATTAGTCGTTTCTTCACTGCATATACCAGCAAACTCAACAAACTGGTCAATAGTGATCAAAGGGTCACGAGTATCGGGGTGAACAATGCATGGAACCAGCATGACAAACAGTCCGAGATTTGACTTTTCATCTTCAGATAACCCATCAAGTTCTCTAACATGCTTTGCCAATCGATCACGGTATGCTCGACACTTACCTGACAGTTCTGATACCACCATTTCTGCGTCGTCACCGAACTGAGGAACTTTCGCCAGTTCGGTTTTCAACGGGGTAACTGCTGCTGGATTGAAATCAGTTACGATCATGATACAGTGACCTCCAAAGTACCAGGAACACCACGGATTTCAGCGGTGATGGTGGCAGTACCGGCGGAAACACCAGTAACCAAACCGGCAGTGTCAACGGTGGCAACAGCTTTGTCTGAAGATGACCATAGGATAGTACCTGGTTCGTTTTCAAGCATTGGCACCCACGATGCGGTTAACTGTGTAGTAGCTGCTGCTGCAACAGTTGCAGTACCAGAAAGATTAACGTCCATGATACAGAATGAGTTCTGTTTACCGTTAACAGTAAACATCTTCCAGTCTTCTTGGGTGGCTTCATCCCATTGGAAGCCTAGAGATTTCCACAAGAAGCCGTTAACGTCGTTATCGGGCCATTTAACACGGATGTTGAACTCTTCACGGTTCTGACAACGAGTGATGAACGCTTGCTGTAAGACGTAATCATCATAATGATCGTCACCAACATCTTGGAATGGAATATATTGAGCACTTAGGTTTTTATCTAGTGCGTCAGGTAAAGAGTCACCATACTTTTTCTTCTTGTCAGAAAGAGTGGTTTTCTCTTTCGGATCGGCCATATCACCTGTGGCGCCCATACCTGTAATCTTAGGTACTACTTGCCAAATGCCAGAGCCGATTGAACCGGTTTCCATTTCAACAATGGTGCCGGCAACTAAGATTACGTCATCACTCATCTTTATGTTCCTTATCTTGGATAAAGGGTTATGTCAACGAATGCCCGAACCACTGGTTGTTCTTCGGATTCTTTCGCTTCTTTGTTAACTAAATCCGCGTAAATACGCTGAAAGTCATTATCGCTCGTATTATCTAGGTTTTCAAGTTCAGTGATAATGGCATCACGGCGGGCTTTAGACGATGCCACAATGGTAACACGCCATACTCCAGAACGCTGCGTTTTATCACCATTCAATATGCGTCCAAACGGATTGGCCACATTACTGATAGCAACACCTTCAGTTACCGACTCAGGAACCAGGTCGCTATATACTGTGGTCGATAGATTGGCTTTTAATAGCGCTATTAATTTGGTTTCGTTGCTCATAGGAATACACCACGGTTACTACCCCTCATTTGGATTCCCTCATGGCTGTGATAATCATACCGTTACGGTCGGTACTGTTACGTGTGTGACGGATAATGTACTGGTTCCCATTCCATTCGATATACTGCTCGTTTGTAATACGGTCATCGTACCAGCAAAGCACTGTGATCACTTCACTGGTCACCTCAGTGCTATATGCAGAGTTCTGGTCACCAGACTTAACCTGCACTTCACAGAACATGTTCTCGATTAACATGCTCGGTGGCAATGGGTCACCGTAGTCATCGGTTTCACCCGGTAATGCCGGTGTGAGGATGTTCACCACATGACGTAAGCGGCTGGCCGTAATGTTAAACGACATAGTACTTATCCTTGTTTAACAACGCCAGTGCACCCAGTGGGAAGTGTTCAACACTCATACCGAGGATCAGGTCTTCACGGTTATTGTAGAATGTCGAGATCATGATTTTAATGGCATGAAGGGTGTTAACAGGTATAGTGGTGTAACCCGCATCAAAGTCGATTGTAACCTTGCTGAACTCAGTTGTGGTATCGGTGATGACCACTTTCTCGGTAATATCATCGAACTCATATTCGGTGGTTTCGGTATCGTCGAGGAACACCGAGTTAATAGTGGTTGGATTACCATACGGCAACATAATTTCACCATTGTAATCTTCGACCACACATTTCACGTTACCAGGTGATAATAGTTTACGGGTATAGTCCTGTGCATTTCGAGCACACACTTCAACCAACGAGGTGATATAGGCATCCTCAGCCGTGTGACTTACGCGACACTGTAACTTAGCATCTGCGAGGCTTATCACGCTTGCCAACGAGTCCTGTGTGATTATCTTACTATACACGGTGTTAACTCCTATACCACGAATACCATGATTATTGCATAAAAAAAATACCCCAGCAATGCCAGGGTATTTGGGTTACCTAGTGAATACGTACTTGGTCTTACCACAGTCCCATACACGAGTGTAACCGGCTTTTTCCATCATTTGTGACTCACTTAATTCCTCTGAATAAACATCCGGCAGTTTTCGCTTTATCTGCGCTCTACGGAAGTTAAACTTGTGATACCTGACAGAACCTTTGACATACATATAGTCAGGTGGTATTTCACAAGCTTTAATGAAACCAGCTTTTTCATACGATTTACCTACATAACGAGATTTATCTAAGAAAGTGTAGATTTCAGTATTGTGGATTTTATGGAAATGTTTAACACACTTACCAAGTGAACCTATGACTGGCTTACTTGAACAATGTCGAACCAACTCATATTTATCACTGCGTTTAGTGAAGCAGCTAACGGTAACTATTTCACCCTTATAAGCTAAGCATACAGCCTCAGAAAATACAGTTGAACCTTGGATATGGTGTAAGTCAAGAAACTCACTAGCCTGTTTTTTACTTATTGTGGCTAAAGTACACTCACGAGCATAGATTGGGGTATATCTGGATACTCCTAGTTGATATTTAAGAAATTCAATTTGAAGTTGTTTATTCCGGTTCCAGTCATCCTCCCATATGTGAATAAGACGATAACCTTTGTTGGCACACATTTTACTTTTATTGTAATGATACCACTTGTCTTTTCCATGTTTCTCGGAATGCCAGATTAGCCCGTTGTACTCGATTGCGATTTTGAGACTCGGGATAACAATATCTAGTTCGAGCGGTTTTATAAGAGTTCTATCATTATGGTAGTAATCTATACCAATAGAATCTATGACAGAGCGTATTTCACTTTCGGCGGCTGATAAAACCCAAGAACATCTAGGACACCCTGTATTATTAAAAGTATGGTCTGATGCGCGTTGGATAAATATCCCATGTTTGGGGCATTTAATTGTCATAAGATCGGTAATTGACTTGTAATCACTTTTTAAATACTCATATTTATTACCATGTACGTCCTTTGCTCTCTTTACAAATTCTTTGTAATCAACTCTTATCTTACCTCTACGATTTATCTTTCCACACTCTGCACATCCTCTACCTTTCATATGTGATGATGCTTCTTGCTCAAACTTACCATGTATCGGGCATTTTATTGTTACTTTTGCTTTATTCGAAGTATAATGTACTTCGGAATAGTCATACTTATCACCGTGAACCTTTCTAGATAACGCTATAAACTTTTCAGTGTTTAGTTTTAACGTAACTCCATGACCAGATAAATGATTTGCAGGGGTTTGTTCGAACCAGCCGTTTTCTGGGCAACCTATAATTACCTTAACACGATTACCTCTATAATTTACTCTACTGTAATCATATTTATACCCATGTACTTTCACAGCTTTTTCAATAAATGCAGTGTTCTTATTCATAATATTTCTCTATGGTTTATTTTGTAAAGTATACACCGAAAAAGAACACATCGACAATATTATCAACAAAAAAAAGCCACCTCGAAAGGTGGCTAATATTATTTACTGGTTATTATACTACAGTGTCATTGGTGGTTGCTGCTAGAATCAGGATTGCGTCACTACGTTGCACCATCTCGAAGAACTCTTTCTCGGTATAAACCAAGAGGCCGCCCTTCTTAGTGTATGGGTCCAATAGCATCTGGTCAATACTGCCAGCATTGTACGCAAACGCTGCAGACATATTGCCGAAGATAGCAAACAGTGAGTTAGCGGCAACATCCGGCATGGTATCATCGATAATGACCGGATAACCTTCCAGAACCAAACGACGGCCAGGTAAGCCTTCGATATAGTCATATTGGAAAATCGGTTTACCGTCAGCATCACGTACCTTCTGGAAGATACCTTTAGTCTTACGGTTCATATACCATGCTGCGCCGCCGAGATAACGGGTTGGCAGAGTGTTGGTAACATCGATGACGAAGTCAACAATCGCCTGGTCATCGATACCAATGGCACCTGACACACCCGTACCATACGCAGGGAAGAAGTCAGGGTTACGAGTACCAGTAGCCTTCCATGACTCACCAGTAACATCAGTGATATCAACACGATTGGACGACAACATACCACGAGCGTTTTTACCAGTACCATCACCGAATAACAACTGGTTAGCCAGATACACGCCGATTTCTTCACCAAGAGCCATGGTCAAATCACCGTACACGTCAATATCAGTACCCATAAGGGCTTCATTGGTGATATATGGTGAAGCGTACAACTTGAACTCTTTCGACTTAACTTCAGCGTATTCTTGGGTAGCTGTGACTGTAGGGACAGCACCAGCGACATTTTCAATGCCTTCAGCAACCGCTGGCCATGAAATACGGATAAGCTGACGGTAGTCACGAGTGATACCGGTCTTATACATGATCTGGCTGGCGATAGGACTGTATTCACGAGCAATATCCATCACATCCATTGACAGAATTTCAGCTACAGCGTAACCGCCTTCTGCCGGAGTGCTGATATTCAAGGCTTTGATTTCAACGTCAATCTGTTCACGGGCAGCGCCCATGATGTCGCCCTTGGTTTTACTGTTGGTTTTAATAACAGTAGCAAAGGCTTTACGGGCAACTTCACGTAGCGCTTTTTTCTGTTCTTCATCAGTGATCGCCAGCACAGGTGATTTTTGCTTAGAACGCAAATCAGAGATCTCATTTTCGAGGTCTTCCAATTTTTGTTTAGCTTCAGGATCACCAGCATCAAGTTTAGCTTTGAACGCTTCAACTTGTGACTTCAGTTCAGTGATAGTGGACTCAAGGGCAGCGTTTTTAGTTGCCTGAGCTTCATATTTCTCGGTCGCCTTCTGGATAAGCGCCTGTAATTCCGCAATGTCCATAACAGGACTCCTTTATTAAGTGGTTTGAGAGTTATTACGCTTATCCAAGCGGTGACTCGTGTGTCCACACTGTCGCATAAATATTACTTAAACAACGACGAACCTTCAAGTATTGATTTAATTTCAGTTAAATCAGGTTCTTCGGTTGGTTGATAACAACTGGTGATACGTTCAATTTGTTTCTTACTTAAACCATGGGGTAGTGATTTCAATAACTCACGCAATTCGGCCTTGGTCGGCATCTTACCATCATCCATTTTGGACTTAATATCCTGCAACAAAGATTCTTCATTGCAAGCATATGTCACCCATGAGATCTCTTTAATATCGATTTCAATGAGGTCGTTGCAGCGAGCTTCTTGGTTCCACTTTTCCTGAATAACGTAGTAACCAATACTGAATGAGTCGAGAGCACCATCTTTGGCCAAGGTTTCAATATCACGACCCATACTGGTATCAGATAATCGACCTTTTAACCAAAGTCCTTTTTGGTCTTCCTTCATTTCAAGCCAGACACCGACAGGCAGATCGTAAGCTTTGTGCATCCAGAACATTTTAGGCATTGTCCCATTCTTCATGTGGGTTTCGATACTATTCTGGTATGCACCATCCAGTGTACGGTCAAGCGCATGGTCGATATTACCCTTGGTATTACCGTAACAGGTAAATTCACCGGTGGCTTTATCGTATTTGAAGTCAGTTACACCAACTTCTCGGTATTGTTTAGTTTTCATTGGTGTTACCTCCGTTGGTGCCATTACCGCCATAAAGTTGAGCTTGTATCGCAGGGAGGTCATCCCATGTGCCATACGTTACGTTGTTATTGTCGATACCGAATACATCACCACCGTCAACAGGTTCCATGCCGAGCATCACGCGACCTTCATTAACGGTTACTAACCCTGCTTTAACCTGTTTCTCAATCGCTTCACCAAGACGCCAAGGGGAACCCTGGTAAAACGCATTCCTGTCAAATTGAACGTGCATACCTGTCGGCAAGAAACGGTTAAACTCACCCTCGAATTTACGCAGTATCGGATTGATACCGCTGTTCATGTAGGCTTCATCGAGTTTGGTCGGGTCGCTTACCGTAGTACCTTTATCTGAGAAACCGACGCGGTGTGGTGGCACACGAGTCATTCGGCAAATACGGTCAATGGTGAATTGACGGTGACCAAGTAATTCCTGTTCCTTGCTGCTTAACTGGAACCAAACGGGTTCGAGGCCATTTTCAAACAACGGGATATTCTCGAAACCGGTTGGACCGCGCATTTTCTTGAAATCATCTTTAAGGCGCTGCACCGCGTTGGCATCATTAAACTGATTAGGTGTTTTAAGGCCCATCTGAGTAGTCATACCTTTTTCTTGGTTATTCTTGTATGACTTATCCTGTGCTAGCGCGATCCCCAACTGGTTAGCACACTGATAGATTGGATTAGTCGGATGAATACCATCGGTACTGAACAAGGTGATGCGAAATAACTCACGATCATCAATAGTGAGTTGTGGGCGACCGTCATTCAACGTATATGTCCAGTACACGTTGCCGTTCATGTCCATGTTTGGGACAACTGAGCCTTGATGACGGAACGGGATAAACTCCATCACGGCACCACGGTCATTACGAGGAGCATACGCATAGAATGCACCACGGCGCTCCAATACTGCCGCGGCCATTTCCATGAACTCAATGATTGACTGGTACTCGTTTGGTCGCTCGGTAAATATCCGCTTGCTTCGACCCTGCTTCATTTCACGGCGAGGGTTTTCACCTTCTTGGGTAAATAGTTTCAGAGGTAAAGAACCAATGGTTTCAGCCTTATCCCGGATGCACGAGTAATAGGCTTCAATCTTCATGGCCGAATCTGCCGACACTGTGCCAGTACCATATCGTGTGGCGAGCATATCGACGGTGACGAGGTTACCTGGGTCCATCTTGATATTTAAGTCTGGCCCATTAAACGAGGGTTCGACCTTCTCAGCGGTATTTTCGCTGGTGGACGAATTAAACCAACTGAGTAAGTTCATATTGATAATAATCCTCGTTCTTCATAAATATTACGATCCGGTTTAATCAGAGTAGCACCAGACAATCCGATAATAGTGGAAATTAACGGGTCTATCTTATCGATCTTGTCGTTTTCACGATAGACCTTCATATTATTTTCCATTGATAACCGCATCATAGCACATTCACATGCGTACTCAAATAACACACTATCGAATCTCAGTAAACCCTCACTGATAAGCCCTTCAAGGATTTTTGATGGTTCCGACATGTTACCAGTACCCTGTGACACCGAGATCACCGGTATGTTTTCATCATCCATATCTTCACAGATTGACCGCATGTGCCAAGGGTCATAATAGAATGCCACCGGGTTAAGCTGTTTGTTCAGTTTCCTGATATATAATTTAACATCGTCATCCCGAACAGTCGGAGTATTTATCGGAGTGAGGTCACCGAGTTCGATAGCCTTCAGATATTTCTGGTGTAAGAATGCTGTGACCCCATCAATGGTTTTCTGTGGCAATAGGTTTACAAAGAAAATGTCGAGACCGCCGTCGTCCATCGGGAATAGTATTGCGAAACTGGTGATATCGTTCACACGGGCGCGGTCGATACCGATATAACATTCACGGCCACGATATATCGGGTCAAGATATGATTCACCACGAGGTTTGTCACACGCTCTCACCTCATCCATGTCGAGCCATTTGTCAGAACCTGATACGAATAGATTACAGTGCTTTGTGAGGAAGTTAGCCTTCTCAGCAACCGACATACACGCCTCAGCGTAACGGTCACGGAGGTATTGCAGTGATGGGCGCCCAAACGCTAAACCAGGGTTTGACTTGAACCAAGTTTTCTCATCGGTCCAATCGTCACCCTTGTCAATCTCAAAAATAGCGTAGAAGTAGTTATCCTGAACGGTATCATCGTCAGGGTTAAGAACACGCTCACCGTTCTTGTAGATATCAGTACACAGCCCGTCGAGGATGAACCCGGCAGTGGTGATTACAGAAAATAAAAACTCACCTTGGTTCGAACCGAATGCCGAAATAAGCACACCATACAGGTTACGGTCCTTAATCGCGTGACATTCATCGAGACACGCTGCAATAGGGTCAAGACCGTCAAGCGAGTTACTATCACTGGCCAATGGCTTAAACTCACCATCGGTGCCGGGCATACGGATATCGTTTGCGCGAGGTTGGAAGTATTCCTGTAGCCTCGGCGATAACTTAATCATCTTCCACGCTACCGACCACACCTCTTTAGCCTGATCACGTTTTGTAGCCAATGAAAATACGCGGGGGCCATAACCAGCCTTGAACATTAGGTATAGTTTGATACCGGCGATAAACGTGGTTTTACCAAATTTACGCGCCACCAACCCGAAGAACTGGTTAAACCGCCTAGTTCCAGCCCAACGGGTCTGAATCACCATACCGGTAGCATTGTCAGTCTCGTAAGCATCTTCTGACCAGCGCCACGCAATGAGTGAAGCGGCCATCCATATCTGACAGGGGTCGAGGACTGTTGGTGTTCCTGCTTTTGGTCCTTTGATAATTGGACAGAATCGGAACCAAGCAACGATGCTTTTAGCCGCGGCTTCATCCCAATAAATGTCATCACGTTGCAGGTCACGGAAGTGGCGCTCTGCTGCCCAGCGCATTTTCTTACACGATGGGACTTTTCCGGTGAGGATGTCGTGACAGTACCGATGCGCCCAGCGCCAATCTTGGTCACCAGGCTGCAAGTCAGGATATTCATACTGTGAAATATCGAGGTTAAATTCGGACAACTGTTACACCTCTGACTTATTAAACGATATCTTCACGTTACCGCGCTTATGAACAACTCTCATTTCTTCAGACCCACGAAGAGGGACTTCCTGATATTCAACAAAACCATTGGTTCCTGACTTAGCAGCAACACACCGATGAACCCGTTTACCGTGGAGTTTAACAGTAACCTCACCAATACAACCGAGGTGTACGGCCTTATCGACATCAATGTAATAGTCCATAATCACACCTCATCAAAACCATCATCACCTTTCGGCGCCACGCCACCAGCACTGAACTTAGTACCACGGCTACTCGGGGTCATCTGGAACTCACGCATTAAGCGGAGCAACGGGCTTCGCAGTTTTTCTAACCTATCGGCAGCAGGGTTTTTCTTAGTGACACGATTACGGTCGCCCTGCACCTCGATTGATTCACCTTTAACAGCCAACTCGTTGCGCAGGTCCATCATTTCAACCATGGTGGTTGCTAGTTCACCAAGTGCATGACGGTCAACGTATTTTAGTACAACACCATTTCCAGTGATATCATCGTAAAGGGTTTTGTACTGCTCGATGCAGCGCCAATCGGATTTTACGGCTATTGGTGGGTTCTCACGTATCTTTTCCATCATCGGGTTATTCATAGTCCGAAAAGTCCTCTTAAAAATTACCTATCTATTATGGGTTATTCTTCATTTTAGTCAAGTTCCAATTTTATTTCGACCTATTTTATTAATTTTACAACTATATAATTTATATACAGAAATTAATCGTGGGGAACAACATAATTCACGATTTTAGGAAAATTCGAG